TTATTAGTATATATAGATAGGGGAGGGGGAGGGTAATGTGGTGAAATCCCTGTAAGTCGTTGAAAACAAAGGACTTACGGGTTTTCGATGAGCTATAGAACGGCACAAAATCAGCACAAATACTACACAAACCTTACACAAATACAACACAAACTTTTTTCTGGTGTCGTAATATAGTCTGGTTTGCTTAAGTGCTAATTCTTCCGTTCTTAATTACCCCCCTTTCTAAGTAACTCAAATCGATTGCAAGTAGCACAACCGATTTCGTTGTCAACGAATTCTGTTTCATGACCGTTACTCATACAATCACGAAACCATTTAGGAAGAATGTCCATTTCATCTTCCTTGAGATTAGGAACGAGAACATCATTCCACGGTCTACTTGGTTTCATTCTCGTTGTAGTAGCAGACGTAAATCTTGTCTGCTGGAATTGAGGCATTTAACCACTGGAAGAACTCATTCCAGTTATCAAATCCTCCGAACGTAGACCGAAGATTATGGATAGAAAACACCGTAATCACTTTCGGTCCGACAAACACAGAAACAATCATTCAGGCTCCTTTCCCGAATTTGAAATGTCTCACAGAGTAGAAACGAATGTTGTGAGATTTCAAGATAGCGACGAGTGAGTTAAAAGCATCTTGTCTACTATTAGAAGTAGCGATATGATGCTCAAATGAAGCTACCCAGTCACCGTTTACCTTTCGGTAAATAGTGATATCGGCCCTGCCGATTAATCTCACAACACTCCTTTCTAAGACAGTTTTTGTCTGTCTTATACGTGTTTTTAATCAGATTACAAATAAACACACCTATAAGAAAAACAAAAAAAGAAAAGGACTAAGAGTCCTTAACTTTCATTCCCAAATGCACTCGTTGTGCATATGGTTTTCCAAACTCATTCGCATCTCTCCAGAAGAGATATGAGAACAAGTCTTTCATTTGTCCCATTGAAACCCACGCTCTCCAATAAATCATTGCGCGGATTTCATACTCATTCATTCCCTGATACATCTACACCTCTCTTTTATTAGGCGAAGCCGATTGTGGATTCTATAAGTGGCCTGATAGAGAGTTAGAGAGTGTGACCTGAAGAAACAGCGAATTCGATTTTCTCGAATTTGTTTGCACGAACAGCGTTCAGCATCGCTGCTATTAGACGGAAGTTTTCGTATTCTGTATCTCCGTCAGGAGTAGAGGTATCATACATTCCAGACAGAATGACAGTTTCATGCTGTCTGTTGATACCGATGGTTCTGATTAGACGCCAGATAAGCATAGTTACCTATTCTTTCTAGGCCACTAACAGAACCCACAATCTGAATTGAGTGATTAATAAGTGGCCTGAAAGATGCTAGTTGTTTACTGACTGATTGTAGAGATGGTCCTCGTTGTAGGAGATGCAGTTATCTGTCAGCTGAAAGATTCTCACAATCATTTCAGCATAGGTTGTTGCACCTGATTCGTAGCTTTCGATTGCAGCTTTGATTGCTTTGAGAGTGTCCATGTTAATGTCCTGATTCTAGGCCACTAACTAATCACTCAATTCTACTGGCCGTCCATCTTGACGCTAGTCTGTCGATTGTTACTAGTCCACCACGGTGGAGTAGCACTTGTCGATGGTCCAATCCTTTTTTCCGAGACGCTGTTTGTCACGGTAAAGGGTGAGGATGCTGGTGGCGATTGCACGATAACCTGATGCAATCTTTTCACCGTCTGTGACGCCGGGAATCTGCACGTTGTTTTCGTGCAGTCTGGAAATGATATCGTCCACCATTCCAGAACCAGCGGCACGCTGACGAAGGATACGGTTTGCACCGTAAATCTTCGCAACCTTCGTGTCAATCTCATGCTTCTTTAGAAGCGCATCAATTTCACGCTCCGTGAGCTTGAGATATTCCGACACGTCCTGCTTGATTACCAGAGTGCCCTTGCGGGTCTTTTTGGCAACCGGAGTAGCGAATTGCATTGCGTCATACAATCCGCCGGTCTTCTTGCGCTTGAACGTGAACTTGTTCAAGACCACTGAGAGAGTCTTCAGTATTTCGGCCATTTCTGTCTCCTGATTTGAATGAGACAGACAAGCGTCAAGAAAGACGGCCAGTTTTTTCTTACTACGCTAGGTTCTCATAAAGTGGGCGCTGCTACTGTTTCACTTTTCTGTAGCTACCGGATTGTAGGCCGGTCTTAGACACCCAAAAGTAGTGACCTTCTGGCGTTTCAGGTATTCAATTCTCAGGAGTGTAATGGAACCGGAATAGTCCCCGGACGACACGACACACCTATCGGTAGTGAGAGAAAGGCTAAGGGTAGCCAAATGATGACAGTAACAGAGTGGTAGGACACCACAGTAATCAGAATGATTAGTCTGTCATCACATTCAAGCAATAACTACTTGCTTGAACATGAGCATCATACCCCATATACCCGACGCAGAGAGTCTCATCTGACCTTCCTGAGGGGATGCGTGAAAGCACTAACAAATATGAACAAATATATACTTTTAAGCTACAATCAAAAGGAACTATTAATCCAAAAATAAACTGAATAAAGGGTTTAGAACAGTCCCTAAATTGTCCTCACTTCGTGTGGCCCAAAAATAGCGAATTTACTGAGTAATTTCGCCGATTTGACAAGCTAGTAAAGGTATGAGACAATCGCGCGTGCGTGAGGGAATTTTAACACTTTATCTTAATAACATGTATATCTCACCTGAACAACTTAAAGCTAGACTCTCAGGACAGTCGAACCTCGAATTGAAGAGGCGAGAAGGTCTAGGAAAAAGACCTGAGCTTCCAAGAGAGATGAAGGTTCTAGCTGGAGCTCTTGCACAAGTAGACTCGCAACAAAATGTTGCTAAAGCATTTGGTACGAGTCAAGCTAATATAAGTAACATAGTTAATAATCAAGAATTATCTTCTGATATAGATGCGGCCGCCCGGCCCATCAAGAAAGAAATCTCCACTAAAGCCCTCGACATTTTAATGACCTCCCTTGAAGTAGTTGATAGAAAAGTAGATAAAGAAACTGCAAAGGAAGCCTCCTCTATTGCCCGTAATATGGCTGCGATAGTTAGCGAATTCTCTCCGGACGGACGTAAAGGAGAAGGATTCGCTCCTAAAATTCTAATTAACATTCATGGCTCTAAGCAGAAAGATGAATCTGATTACGATGCCATTGAAGTAGAGGCCATCCGATGAAATCTTTAGTTGAAGCTCTTCAAAAAGAGACCCTTGGAGATTCCAAGACTAAAAAGAAAGAAGAAAAATATAAACTTGGTATAGGTCCCGGAAAAGGGAAAGCTACCAAGAAAGGTAATAAGAATAAAGATAAGTCATTATCTCCTGTTACTAACTCTCGTATGATGAAGCTAATAGGAGCCAACTAATGGCCCTCAGAGCTTTACAACTTGGCGACCCTACTTCCATTCTCCAGAATGAAGTTTTTGCTTTACCTGCTGCTCTTTGTCAAATTGCAGCTACGGTAGCTTGTGAAGTCTCAGTTAATGGAACAACTTGGGTTGCATTGGCTAATGAGGCAGTCACCGCTGCTGCTTTCATTCGTTGTCCAACTGCTTCCTCAATAGTTATTGCTAAAAAAGCTGTAGCAGGTGGAGCACAATCTCTCCTTTCTCTTGCTCTTAGCTCACCTCCTGCACCTTTACTCGACAGAGTTCTAGTCTACGTAGATAAGAACGCAGCAGGTAAGTATCGTTTACGCGCTCGCTTTCCTTCGGGAGTTTCTGCTAATATCGTTGTTGAACCCTAGTTAAAGGAGTCAAAGTGCGAAAATGTTTATTTATTCTATTGTGTGCGGCTCTCTGCACAGCAGCAAGTTGTGAAGTAAGAATCAATGGAGGAAATCCAGATAATCCAGTTACGCCGACTTCTCCAAATCAAGTTGCTGTTATTAATTCATTTACGACAGACAACGCCTTTATTACATTACAGCAATCCACAAACTTAAGATGGTCTGCAAGTGGAGTTTGTAGAATCGAGCCAACTGTTGGCGATGTTCCTAATACTGGTAATACTCCAATTACTCCTACGTTTACTACTACGTATACTTTAAGTTGTTCTGCAAACGGAACGACAGTTATTAGGACAGTAACAGTTACAGTTCGATGATATGAAATCTAAAATTAGGAATTCGGAAGATTCAAATATACAGCGTGTAGAATATCCGACTGTAGATAATGAATCTATTATTCCGGAAGTTAGAATTTATGACCCAGCTAATGATGGGTCATTTTGGTATCGCTCTATTGGATTCGGCCGCTCGATAATTGATGAAAACAAGAAAGAGGTAAAATAAATGCCACACGATTTAAATGGAAAACTTATCGAAGTAGGTAATGTAGTTTTGATTCCTTGTAAGGTTAAATCAATTACAATGGATGAAAATTATTGTAATCTTACCGTTGAGTCTGTCTATTCCATGCCCCCGAATAATACTAGAAATGAGTGGGTATTGAATACTAAGCAAGTTATCTTACAAGAAAAATGATTGAAGTAACGTCGGGAATTGAGAAAGAATGGACTCCGACTAAGAAGCAGCAAGAGTTCATAGCACTTCCTTTCACTATCTTCGAGGGTTTATACGGTGGTTCAGCAGGAAGTGGTAAAAGTGAAATACTTATAGTTCTACCCCTTATATATGGATTTTATGAACATCCTCTTTTTAAAGGACTTATTCTTCGACGAACTTTCCCCGAGCTTGAGTCCGAAATTATCTTACGTAGTAAGGAATGGTATCCCTCTGTCGGTGGAGTTTATAACGAAAGCAAAAGACAATGGACGTTTCCCAGTGGAGCTATTATTAAGTTCGGCCACGCCGATAAAGAGCAAGACGTTAGAAAATACGATACGGCTCAGTACAATTACATCGCTTGGGATGAGTCTACTTCGTTTACTGGATTTCAGTATGAATACTTATCCATGTCCCGAGCCAGAAGTCGAACCACGGATTTACCGGCAATTATTAGAAGCGCGACAAACCCAGGTAACGTAGGTCATACTTATTTCCGTCAGAGATTCGTTGACCCATGTAGGCTCGGAGGAAAGATATTAGTAGATTCTAGGACTGACAAGAAAAGAATATTCATCCAAGCAAGGATTACTGATAATCCTCATATTCTTAAAGCCAATCCTACTTATATACAACAGCTCGAATCATTACCTGAGGCAGAGAAGCGAGCTAAATTATTAGGAGATTGGTATACTTATCAGGGGCAGGTCTTTAATGAGTGGCGACTTGAGCCGCTTTCTGATGAGCCAGATAATGCAAGACATGTTATCGACCCATTCGAGATTCCGAACTGGTGGCCGAAGATTGTCGGAATTGATTGGGGGTTCAAAGCATATACTTGGGTTGGTTGGGCGGCCCTATCTCCAAAAGGCCGCACATTTGTATACCAAGAATATGCCGAGAAAGAAAAGAAGACTGCCGAGTGGATAAATGATTTCATTAACTTGACCGGGGAGCACGCACAGGAAGTTAAGGGAATTAGAATATGCCACTCGGCAACTCAGCAACGCGGAGAAATGCAAACTATTCAGTCTCAGTTACAGAAGGCTTGTAACGCTAATCATTTCAAGTGTGGAGTAGTTCTCGGAGAAAAGGCTCGTGTAGCAGGTAAGCTTTTAGTTCATGAATATTTACGGTGGCGGCCGAAAGCAGATATACAACAGTACTTAGAACCTTATGATGCAGAATTCGCTGACCACCTCTTTAGAAACAAAGGAACTAAGGCTTATGAGAATTACGCAAGTGCTTATAAGCCACAAGAACCAGAAACGAATATACCTAAATTGCAAGTCTTTAATACTTGTCAGAAGTTAATTAATGCAGTCCCAGATTGCATTTACGACCAAGTTAATACTGAAGACGTAGCTGAATTCGCTGGTGACGACCCTTATGATGGTTTACGAATTTTACTCTCTGGAGTAAAAGAATATCTAATCAAAGACGCTGCTGAAATGGAAAGGTTAAAGGAAGTTGATGCTGCAATTTCTCAGACAACTGATATTACGAGTATGTATAGGAAGCTGGAACATCTTGAGGCGAAGTCTCGTCGCGTTTCGACGACTCGTAGACGCCGTTTCTCAGTGTCCCACATGCGTCGTCACTAATAAGTGGAATGAAGAATTAAAGGCTGAGAATCATTATCTTAAGAGTTTACTTTTAGAACCACCTGCGGTGCAAGAGAATAAAGTAGAGCAGCCTTTTAAGAGTTTCAAGCGGCCGTCTTGGAAGGAAGTTCAAGCTGGTCTTGCGAAAAGAGCACATAAAGTGCATAAAGAATTTGAAGCTCCAACGGAAGTTGAGTAATGGAAGACTTAACTGTAGCTCCATCTACTCCTAATCCTCCAGTTGACCCTGTAGGTCTTGAAGATAAGCAAGACCCTAATCTTCCTATCTCTGAGGAGTTACAAGGAGAAGTTCTACAAATCTTAAGGATTTGCGAAAGAGAAGACCAAGGCGTTTACTGGGCCATGATTCAGAAATGGGCCAGATTAGAGTATTATTTCAATAACATTATTGCCTTATTCTGGGATGCTGGAATGGGAGGAGGACTTGGTGGGTGGAGAATTCCCGACTGGGATTCATTGGAAAACGATGACGACCTTAATATTCCTCCTCGTATTATCGCTATATATAGAGCA